TATAGGGAACTTAATAATTCGCCGGAAAAAAACAAATTCCTGGCGGATTCAGCAAGCTTTTATTGATCCGCTTTCTAAGGGAGATACGGCTTATGTTAAAAATATGGGCGTTGACGTAAAGGATTCCTTCACCCGGCTAAGCGATGTTTTATGGGCCGAGGGAATTGAGTTGAGGGTTGCTTCAAAAGACAAGGACTCGGGTATCCGCAATGTCGAAGATAGACTTGTGGGACTTAACGGGCTGCCCACGCTTTTTTTCTTTAAAAACGCCCTGGGCAAGATCGGCAAAGACGGCCATGTCGGTCAGATTCAGCGTTGGACATATGACGAAAAAACGGGGAAGCCGAAAGACGAAAATGACCACTTTATGGAAAATCTTTATCGGGTCACCTTAACCGGAGTCAAATATACCGCGCCCTACAGAACCTCAGATAAAAATTTTATTTCCGATACCGATTTTTCGGTTTTTAAACCTAACTACGGGAGGGACTTAGATGCCACTGTCTAAAAAGGGAAAAAAAATAAAAAAGGCTATGATGGCCCACTATGGGGAGAAAAAAAGAGAAAGAGTGTTCTATGCCAGCGAAGCGGCAGGAAAAATTAAAGGAATCACAAAGTAAGAAGAGGAGAAAGAAAATGGGGGACGCAGGAGACGGATCAAGCGGCGCCACCGGGACAACCGTTGGCAGCCCAGACGAAGCGGCCGCCGTAGCTGAAGCAATAGCCGCGGTTGCGGCCCAAGCCGAGGCGGAAAACGTAGAATCACTTCAGGGGATGGAGGTAGAATCTCCTCCAGCAACCACGAGTGGGGGCGTGACTGTTACTCCTGGAGGAGCGGAGGCCCCTACGGGCGAAGTACCAATCGAACCACCGGCACCGATCACTCCACCCGCCGCCACTACACCACCGGCCACAGAAGAACCATCATCCAAAAAGACACGATCAAGGAGAAGGAGAACGTTTTTAACCGAAGAAGAAGGCGGTTTCCTTGGGCAACCGGTGATTAAACGTAGATTTTTAGCCCCATAGAGGAAAAATATGCCCCTAACGAGCGATGAAATAAGATTCCTGATAAACAGAAACGAGAAGCTCAAAAGTATACGGGCACTTTATGAACCACTCTGGCAGGAAATTGCTGAATTCATTTTTCCGAGGCGGGTTGCGGTTGGCTCCCAGATTAGCCAGGGAGCCAAGCAGACGGAGAGGCTATACGACTCTACCGCTATCCACTCCAACGAGCTCCTCGCCGCCTCTATGCACGGCACCCTCACCCCATCTTCATCTCGCTGGTTTGGATTGAAACTAAGAGATGACCGACTGAATAAGGTGAAGGAGGTAATGGACTGGCTGGAAGTTTGCGCTGACCGTATGTATCTGGCCTTTAATCAATCCAATTTCAATTCCGAGATTCACGAAGTGTTTCTGGATGAAGGGGCATTTGGGACAGCCTGTATTCTGGTGGAAGAAAGACCCTTGAACGGTTTTGGATTCGCCGGATTGCTTTTCCGCGCGCTTTATAACTCTGAATATTGCATTGATGAAGATGCTAACGGCAAGGTGGATACGCTTTTTCGGGAATTTGAATTATCGGCAAGGGCCGCAATAGCCAGATGGGGCGAGAAGAATCTAAGCGAAAGAATAGTGAAACGGGCAGAAAAAGAACCCGACGAAAGATTTAAATTCCTCCATTGCATCTTTCCCTCTAAGGATAACGGGGAATTTAGTTCGTTTTATTTGGAAGTTGAAGATAAGAGGCTTCTTTCGGAAAAGAAATATATCGAATTCCCCGCCATGGTTCCGAGATGGTCAAAATCGAGCGGCGAAATATACGGCAGAGGTCCCGGGCACACGGCCTTACCCGATGTTAAGAGCTTAAATAAAGCGAGAGAATTAGGATTGAAAGTCTGGGCTAAAGACCTCGACCCGCCCACTTTTGAGAAAGATGGGGCCGTTATTGGAAGCCTTCGCCTGTATCCCGGCGGTAGGAATATTGCCCGGGACAAGGATTCAATATGGCACTTGGACAGCCATGCTCGCCACGACGTGTCTCAGATCAAAGAGGAGCAACTAAAACAAAGCATCCGCCAAATATTCTACTCGGATCAGCTGAAATTGCAGGAAGGCCCAGAAATGACCGCTACCGAAGTCCAGGTAAGGTATGAACTGATGCAAAGATTGTTGGGGCCAACGGTAGGCAGGAATGAAAGCGAGCTGTTGAATCCACTGATTGAAAGGATTTTTGCAATCTTAATGAGGGCCAGTTCCGGCAGATTCCAGATTCTCCCGCCTCCCCCAGTTATCCTGGCCAGGATGGGAGCGAATGAGATAGATATTGAATATGAGGGACCTTTGGCGAGAGCACAACGTATGAGTGAGTTTGCAGCTTCACAGCGACTCATCAATCTCGGAGCCACTATGTATAACGTTAAACCCGACATATTGGATAACGTTGATACCGATGCCGCCTTCAGAAATGCTGCTGACGTTCTCGGCGTTCCGTCCAAGATAATCCGCTCCGAGGAAGAAGTTATGAAGATGAGAGAAGAGAGAGCGAGAATACAGGCCCAGGAAACACAGAAGCAGGACCTGGAAAGACTGGCGGCGGGCCTGAAGAACGCATCCCCGGTGATTAAAGCCCTGGAGGGCGCGAAGGGAGCCGAAGGTGCTACGCCTCAGGCCTGAGCAGAGAGCGCGGTTGGTAGATTATGCTTCCACTTTTTTAAGCGAAGCCGGGAAAAGAGTGTTGGAAGACCTGGAGAAGGCTTATGGCGGAGAGTGCTACGTCCGGGGGGATCTCTTTGAAACCCTAAAGAGATCAAACGAAAGAGACGTGGTGGAAAGGATAAAAACGATGCTTAAAATGGCCGAGATGCCTTACGAGATAATCGAAGAAGAAGAATAATGGGGGAAGCGAATCAAAGGGGGACATACGAGGAAAGAAGGAGGCGGGCAATGGAGATGGCGAGCAAAAGAGAAGAAGTTGTGACCGTGATCACAATAACGTTAAGGAGAAGCGGGGACGTGTTCATAAATGGCCCGCTCACGGATAAAATTTTATGCTTTGGAATGCTGGAGATGGCTAAGGGCCTTGTAGCCAACTACCGGGAAGAGCGAAAAGTGTTAGTGCCACAGATGGCCATCCCCAAAATTCCAAGTTAAGGAGGAACGAAATGCTAAGAACGGACATGAATACTGTTGACAGCTTTATGAGGGGAAGCACGGTAAACGCTCTGGCGTCCAAGCTGCGGGGCAACATTCAATTCGACTCCGCCGACCTTGACGCCAACGTCGCCGACGGAAAATTAATCGGCGCCGTCAGGAGCCTCCGTGTTTATCGCAAAGCTTCTCTCGACAATGGAATCGTGCAGTATTACGATGCGGCCGGCAACCTACTGGCCACTAACGCTTAATTTCCAAAGAAAGGAGAAGACGATGCCAGAGGAAGGAATCGCACAGGGAGCAGGGAGTCAGGGCGCGGGTGCCGGATCTGCCCCTCCAGGCGGGAGTTCCGCGCCAGACTGGAATACTTTCCGGGGGTCACTTGGAGACCTGGGGAAGGATAAAGCCTTTGAACCCATCAAGGATTTTCAGGGATTGGCCAAGTCCTTTGTTGACGCCCAGAAATTGGTCGGGGCGAGCATCCGGCTTCCCAAGAAGGACGCCAAACCGGAAGAAAGGCAGAAAGCCATTGGAGATATTCTCGGCAAATTGAGAAACGAGGGAATAATTGAGACCCCCCCGGGTAACCCGGACGGGTATCAGATTAAATTCCCGGAGGAGGAAGGATTTAAGCCAAATGAACCACTGATAAATTCCTTTAAGGCGGCTGCCCACAAAATTGGGCTTCAGCCTTCCCATGCCCAGGCACTCTTTGATTGGTATCTTAATTTCCAGGCCGAGGCTCAGCGACAGGAAGATGAAGAATTTCAGAAAACGAAAAGCGGTCTCAAAAAGGAATACGGCGGTCTCTATGTTCGCAAAATGGAGGCAGCAAGAAGGGCAACCGCAAAATACTTAGGTCAAGATGGCGATGAACTAATAAGCGAACTCCCTCCAAAAGCCGGCGCAAGGCTTATCAAAGCCTTTGCCGAAATCGGCGATCCTCTACTTGAAGAGGAAATGGTAGCTGGAGAAATCCCCGGGGTTGTTACTAAAGATGAATTAAAAACTCAAATTCAGACCATGATTAACGATCCCAAACATCCACTAAACGACATCAGCCATACCGGCCATAAAGATGCCGTTGACAAATACAATAAGCTTATGCGCGACTTTGTCCGCGCCGGGGGGAGGATGTAAAGATGCCTATAATGCAAGAAGCAGTTAAAAAAGAAGAATGGGAAAGAATGGATAAGGGCCTGCCGCCGCTAAAAAAAGAGAAGGAAGTTAGGCCAGACCCCGAATTTCCCAAGATTGATAACCATGTAAAGCTGGAAACTATCAATCTGGAAAAATTCGTTTCTCTGGAAAAGGCCGAGAGGCGTCAGGTCAGAAATGCCGAGGGAGTTGTTTTCAACGGCTTTGACGTGCAGATCAGAATGAAATCGAATTATGATTCTCCCAAAAAGGACGTCATCGAAGGATGGATGATCGAAGGAGAATTTCAGCAGTTTTTCCGCCTTGTCAGGGACAGGATAAATCTGAACGTCATAAAATGGTTTTAAAATAATCAGTCTGTTTCCGGGCAGCCCGCGAGGGTCCGGATGACCGGAGGGAAAGGCCTCCCGTAGAGATCACGTCACGATTGATGGGGAATCCGGCGCCGGGCAGTTCTCCGTTACTGGGTAATAACTTTTACTCAAATAAGGAGAATTGCTCATGCCTGAAACAATCGATCAGATGTTCGTGCAGCAATATCAGAATACCATGATAATGCTGTGCCAACAGAAGGATTCCCGGCTGGAGGGGACTACAATTCCCCCCGTGGACATGAAGGGGGAATACCTCTACTGGGAAAGACTGGGAGCTTCGGAAGCTATTGAGCTTTCGTCCCGCCACTCTGACACGCCCAACATCGAAGCCGAACACTCCAGACGCAGAGTAGCAGCGACGCCCTACGTTTGGGCGACGCTTCTCGACCGCGCCGACGCTGGAAGGATGCTGGCCGATCCCAAAGGCCCCTACCAGCAGGCAGGGAAGAACGCCCAGAACCGCAGGAAAGACCGGATCATCCTGGCGGCTCTCGGCGGCACTGCCTACTCCGGGAAGGACGGAACGACATCCGTGGCGCTCCCCAGCGCTCAGAAGGTTGCTCACGGCTCAACCGGGATGACCATTGCCAAGCTGTTGTCAGCGAAGCAGATTTTGGACGAGGCTGAAGCCCCGCAGGAGGGCAGATTCTTTGTCTGCCCGGCTGAATCCATTATTGACCTCCTGAACACCACGGAGGTAACTTCAGCTGACTATAACACTGTCCGCGCTCTGGTTTCCGGCCAGATTGATACTTTCCTCGGGTTCAAATTCATCCAGACCGAATTAATCTACCTGGAAAATGGGTCTTCAACCACTACCTGGTATTGCTACGCCTACGCCAAAGGTGCAATCGGGATGGGGATAATTGGGAACCCGGAAGTAAGACTGACGGAAAGAGCGGACAAAAATTATGCCTGGCAGCCCTGGATTTCAATGGACATGGGGGCAACGAGAGTGGAGGACGAGCTGGTAGTCGAAGTGGCCAGCCAGTAAGGTTGAAGAAGATTTCAACCGCGGAATTAACAACTAACGACTAACAAGGAGATAAAGAATGCCTACGCCAATCCTTCACGGGTTATATCTCGGCATGAATGCTAAACCCTGGCAGACTGTCGAGCAAGAGAGCGCAACCCCGAAATACCCGTTGAATGCGTTCTTTGACGACGAATTGGGCAACCGCTTCCGGTATGCCCTAAATGGCGCTGGTGCCCTCGTAGCTGGTAATATCGTCCAGGGTGCGGCCCTCGCGGGCGCCACGACTACTTTACAGTCAGCCTGCGCCATCAATACGGCGGCCGCCGCCGGATCCAAGCGATTCTTGGTCACGGCGGCAACCACCGGCCAGAGCGCCAGCCTTTATGCCGAAGGTCTCGCCGCCTTCTGGGATAATGATCTCGCAGCAGTCTATACCAGAATCATAAAGGACAATGGAGCGCTTACGACCACAGGGGCCGGCGACACCGGATCGTATATCGATGTC